ATCTACTCCAACCTTTGACAATTCCTCTACCCCCTCGGGGGTCACGACATTCCCTGCAATCAAAATAGACTTCGGCCATTTTTCTCTAACCTTTCTTGTGAAATTATGAAATTCAGTCATGTAGCCATTTGCTACATCAACACAAATAAACGTAGGATCTTTAATATCGGCACCGTCAACAAAAAGTTTGCTTTCAGCATCCAAACCGAGAGTAAGAGAAACATATTTTTCTTTATCGGGATTGGCAGAAGCAAAACTTGAATAATAGTCACCACCTTTTCTTAGGCAGGTTATGATGTTATATTCGGACAATACAAGTGCCATTTTATGGGTGCCAACGGTGGACATGTTAGCCGCCATTACAGGCACACCCGACCAAGAAGTTCCATTATTAAAAGTCTTGCTGACCTCAAGACAAACTTCTTTTCTTGATTTTACATTGCTTTTCTGAGGAACAATTAAAACATCAGAGTAATCAAGTTTTGGATCAGCGTTAATGATCATAGAGGGATATATTACCACCACAATCAAAACGGTCAACAATTATTTTGATTCTTCTATTCTTTTTATGGCATCACGAAGACTTAGCATTTTTTGTGCAAGTTCTTTTGAACTTATCTTTTCTTTGAGATAGTCTTCATATTTTGAGATAATAATTTTTGATTCTCTAAAAAGAACCGCGTAAAGATGATTCATTTTAGAATGGTGATCGCTCATTTAAATTATTTATTCTAATCCATACGTATCATCTTTGATAAATCTTCTAAGATTTGACATATAAAAAGAAGACCAACCTTGTTTTTGCAAATCCCACACTAAAATTCTTTTTGCACCAATAAAACTAAATGCATTTGCTCTAGTGTTTTGCTGGCTTGAAGGTATTAAACCTTCTTCAAGAGTTCCTACAATTTTTGCAGCCCTACCATCCATCTTAAAATATTCTATTGTTGCAATTCCTTTTAATATTTCAAAAAAAACTTCTGTGGGTGATATAAATCCAGATTTATAATATTCTTCGTCGGTTATTACTACTACTTCGGCAAGATAATCTGAAGAAGGATCATATAATTTATCTTGTATTAAATCCTGCCTAAAATCAAAAAAACTAGAAACGGACCCGTAAGTTCTTTTTATATAATCAGCAAACTCTTTATCATTTTCTGGTATATTTTTGTATTTTTCTTTTCTATAATTTGAAGAATTATAATCAGTTTCAGATAATTGCTTTTGATAAGACAGGGAGTTTAAATCTCCCTGTAGAAACTTATTTAAAATTTCTTGTTCAAAATTTTCTTCTTCCATTATAGTAACACTGTTATTAGATCATTTTTTATATGTGTTTCTTTATATTTTAAATCACATGATTGCAAATTTTTTAAAACCCACAATGCTTTATTTTGGTCTGCTTGAAAATAAACATCGTGAAATGGTTTGATTTTTTCATTTTTTAAAGTTTTTAAAACTTTATCCCACAAATCTGCATCTTCAAAATCTTTGTTTTCTAGTTTTACCAATGATCTAGATAACTCAGTTTTTAATATCATCACTGAAATCCACGTTTTGGTGGTTTAAAATTGGTCAACAAATCTTGTCTAAATGAATCTGGTGTTTTTTGTTGTGGTGTAAAATTTACATTTTGATTCATTTTGTTATAGTTTTCTGACAAAGGAGATGGCACATTTTTGTACTTATTTCGTAATTCTTTTATAGTTTCTTCTAAAGATTTTTGATTTTTCATTCCAAAATTTCCTTTCAATTATTTATCAATTTCATAAATATTTTTATGGCAATAACCACCCGGCAAGATTTCATAGATTACTGCTTTCGCAATTTGGGTGCACCAGTAATACAAGTAAACATAGATGTCCAACAGGCTGAAGACCGTTTGGACGAAGCTCTTGAATACATGTACGAAAGGCATTTTGATTTCAATCAAAGAGCATTATTTTTGTATCAAATAACCCAGCAAGATATAGATAGAAAATATTTTGATACTACAACTTTAGGCAATGCGGTTGGTGCGCAAGATAAGTATGATCCCACCACAGGTGTAACTAGTGCTTGGCCAGTAGCAACCGACATTAGAACGATTTCTAAGGTTTATAGATCTTCTGATGTTTCTGGAGATTATATGTTTGATCTCCGTTACCAACTTACTTTGTTTGATTTCTTTGGTTTATATTTCAATCAAGGTGGAATGCAAACCGGTCCCATGGCTAGTTACATGGAATCCATGAGTTATTTAAAACTCGTCAATGACGTATTTAATTACCCGGCGTCATTTACATACACAAGAACAACCGATAGACTTTTCCTAGATCAAGATGTTCAAAACATAACTCCTGGAAGTTATTTGCTAGTTGAAGCATACGTTCAAATTGATCCAAATCAATATTCAAAAGTTTGGGACGACCGTGTGTTTAAAAAATATTATGTCGCTCTTTTAAAGAAACAGTGGGCTCAAAATTTGATGAAATTTGCCGGGGTTCCATTGCCGGGTGGAGCACAACTCAACGCTGCTGCTCTTATGAATGAGGCATTATCTGAATTAAATCAAATAGAACAATCTTTGTTGAAGACTCAAGAACTTCCACCAGACCCACTAATAGGATAAAATGGCAACCAATCCTTATTTTTCAAATTACCAAGGCGAACAGAATCTCGTTGAAGGAATTACTATTGAGATAATTCAAACTACGGGTTTGGATTGTGTTTATGTTCCTAGAGAATACCTATCAATCGATAGAGTTTTTGGTGAAGATCCTGGATCTTCATTCACAAACTCATACACGGTAGAGATGTATCTTCAATCATATAAAGGATTTGATGGAACTGATTTGATTTCACAGTTTGGCCTTGAAATAAAAGATAAGGTTATGTTGATTGTTGCAAGAAAAAGATTCAAGGAAGAAGTAACAAACAAAAAACCTTCAATAACAAGACCGCGAGAAGGTGACCTAATATATTTTCCTCTGGCAAAAGCATTGTTTGAAATAAATTTTGTCGAACATGAAAATCCATTTTATCCGCTAGGAAAATTGTATTCTTATGCGATAACCGCTGAACTATTCACCTACAGCTACGAAAAGATCAATACACAGAACAGCGGAATCAATTCTGTTTATACATCAACAAGAGGTCTTTCTGGTTCTACAGTAATACCTCTAAACAATATCTTGGGAACAACTGCGGGAATAAACGATGTATTGGAAACGGAATCTGCGGGATATACGTTTGACCCAAATAACCCATTTGCGTCTTGCGATTAATAAGGAATAAAAAATGTTTGAGTATTTTTACAATAAAAGTTTAAGAAAGCTCGTAGTAGGATTTGGTGCTCTGTTTAATAATATTGTTGTACAGCATTCAAATCCAGATAATATAAATTCACCAATACCAATAAGAGTTCCAATTACTTACGCACCACAAGAAAAATTTATAAGAAGATTGTTGGAGCCATCTTCGATAACTGATGGCACTAGAATTGAAACACAGCTGCCAAAATTAAGTTATATAATAACTAGCATAAACCCAGACAACAGTAGAAGAAGAAATAAATTTTCACCAGTAACATCTTACACTACAGTAGATGGTGAATGCACTTCTACGCCCAATGAACAAATTTTAGAACAAGTTCCAGTAAATGTCCAATTTTCTCTGTTTATTTACACAAGACACGTAGATGACACTCTTCAAATTTTTGAGCAAATTATACCATATTTCAACCCAGACCATATAATTACCATGGCATTGAATGATGTTCAGGGTGATGTAAAAATACCCATAACTATGGTTGGAAATAATTTAAGTGAAAGATTTGATGGTGATTTTAGTAATAGAAGAATAAATATTTCATCAATAACTTTTGTTGCCAAATCATATATTTACGGAAAAGAAAGATCTTCTATTAACAATATTAATTCAGATTTGATCGATATTAATCTTGATTTGGACTTTTAATGAATATAAATAAAAATTTAGCTAACTTTTTTAATGTGCCCGCACAAAGTGAAACTAGTAAACCTATTGCTGGTGGCACTTTTGATTCAGCAAGTTTTCAAAAAGATTATCAATATGTTCAACAAAATCTTAAAGATCTTGTCAACAATGGAAATGCTGCTCTTGAAAGTGCATTAAAAGTTGCAACGGAATCTGATAGCCCAAGAGCATTTGAAGTTGTTGCTATTTTGTTAAAGACTATGGCCGATCTTAATAATAACGTTTTAGACGTTCATAAAAAAGCCAAAGATGTTACTGGAAGTAAAGTAGAAGTAAAACAAACAAACAATTCAGTTTTCGTTGGTTCTACAAAGGATTTGCAAAATCTCTTAAATAAAGAGCGAAGTACAGAAAAAGAAGTTGTTGATGTTGAGGTTGTGAAAAATGAACGAAAAGAATAATACAGGCTATAGAAATAATCCGAAGTTAAAACCACCTGGCGTAGAACTTCAATATACGGAAGAACAATTAAAAGAATACGTCAAGTGTGCCAATGACCCTGTATATTTTTGTAGTAAATACGTAAAAGTAAAAACTCTAGACAAAGGCGTAATGCCTTTTGAACTATACGATTATCAGCAAAAATTTGTAAATGCTATCCATGCAAATAGATTTGTAATTTCAAAATGGCCGAGACAATCTGGTAAATCTACATCGGTAATTGGGTATATTACTCACTATGTTACTTTTAATCAATCTGTCAGCTGCGCAATTCTTGCAAACAAATTAAAAACGGCTAAAGATGAATTATTTGCAAAATTACAACTTGCATATGAAAATTTACCACATTTTTTACAACAAGGTGTAATTGAATGGAATAAAACTTCATTTAAACTAGAAAACGGTTCAAGAGTTATATGTGACGCAACTTCATCCAGCGCAATTCGTGGTGGATCTTTCAACTTGCTTCTTCTTGACGAATATGCCTTCTTGCCGTCTCACGTGGCCGAGGAGTTCTATTCATCCACATACCCAACTATATCTGCTGGTACCACAACCAAGCTTATAATCGTTTCTACGCCCAATGGAATGAACCACTTTCACAAACTGTGGGTGGACGCAAACAGACAAGATGGGCATAAATTAAAAAATAAATTTATACCAGTAGAAGTAAGCTGGAGAGAAGTTCCAATAACACCCGGTGGCCCAAGAAGAGACGATGCTTGGAAAGCAGAACAAATAGCAAATACCAGTGAAGAACAATTTCAACAAGAATACGGATGTAGTTTTCTTGGTTCTTCAAACACATTAATTTCTTCTACAAAATTAAACGTGTTAGCTCCAGAAGAATTTTTAAGTGAAGATTCGGAAGGTCTTAGAATTTTTGAGGAACCTAAAAAAGATAACATCTACTTCTTAATGGCAGACGTTTCCCGTGGACAGGGTTCGGACTATTCTGCATTTACGGTTGTGAGTGGAAATGAATCACCGTATAAAGTTGTTGCAACTTATAGAAACAATACAGTGAGCCCCTTTAATTTTCCAAATGTTATTAAAAAAGTCGGTGAAAGATACAATAATGCTTACGTTTTAGTAGAAATAAATGATATAGGTGGTCAAATTTCAAATATTTTGTATAATGATTTAAATTATGAAAATCTTTTGATGACAAGAATAATGGGAAGAAAGGGACAGGTTTTATCACAAGGATTTGCTCAAGGAAACAGTGAAATGGGTCTACGTACAACAGCTCAAACAAAAAAATTAGGTTGTGCGATTTTAAAAAGATTGATTGAAGAAGATAAACTTTTAATAAATGATGAAAGAATTGTACAAGAATTGATGACATTTGTGTCAAAATCTAATACTTTTAAAGCTGATGATGGACACCACGATGATTTGGTTATGACTTTGGTGTTTTTTGCGTGGCTATGTAGACAAGAATATTATGCAGATTTAATTGAATCTGCAAAAATGAATTATGAAGAAGCAAAGAAACCCGAAGACGATAATATTCTTTTCATGTTAAATCCCGAAGAAGGGGAAGACGGTGAATTTAAAGCTAATGGCGTTGTTTGGTATCCTGCTTAAAAATTATAAATAATTTTAAGGTAAAAAAATGGCAAACCCAACGCTAAATTCTTTTATAAATCCAACATATTACGTTTATACAGGATCCCAGAGCTCACTATATTGTGGATTTTTGGCTGGATCTACGTATGTTGCACCAACTTTTAATGGAGTCTCTGGTGCAGCCAGCAACGATCCGGGCGGATTATTTGGGTGGTTAATCTATTCAAGAACACAACTTCAAGTTCCTGCAAAAGGCGAAACTTTTGACTCATATATTATCTATTCAAATCCCAATGATTTTGTATTTGATTTGAATTCTTTGAGCGGAGTTACATCATGTTTGCTTACAACTTCTGCAACTCAGGGAGGAACTTTTGGGTTTTTCTCATCAGATAGTGCACAGATAACTGGAAAAACAAATGGAAATGATTTTCTATCTGCACTTTACACGCTTGCATATGGTACAAACTTAGTAATAACAGGAAGTACTGCCGGATTTATAAGTTTTGAAAGCCAAAATGACAATTATCTAGACGTTTTAATGTGTAAGGGAACAACAGCAGAAGCCAGATATCTTGAAAATGCAGTTTCTACAATAGGAATTTTTCCATCAGTCAATGATGGTGCGGGACAAACGGCTTTAAATTTTGATGCACTATTTACATCAACGTCTTTGGTTAGTGGTAGCACAGTAGCAGACAGAATTTTTTCTGTAAGTGGAAAAAATTACAAATTTAAAATTCCAACCACATCTTTGGGTACAAATACAACAATAACAAATACGATAAATTTGGTCCCAGATGTAGTTGGTGCATTTGCTACAGCAAAATCAAGAAATAACATTTATTATACTGTAGCTGGTCTTGGCAATTCAACAGTATTGAATGGAATTGTTCAAAATCCAATTAATTGGACAGATACTAACACAAAAAATATTTTTAAGAAAAACAGAGTAAATTTTTATATAAAAAACGATAAAAACTATTTTATTGGATTAGATATTGTAGGTGCTACTGCTGGAGCCAACTCATCATATACATCAAATGATAGAATCGGTCCATCTAAATTAAGAGTAGATATTGAAACAAATGTTAGAACCATTGTGTTAAAATATGTGTTTTTGCCAAACAATGCTACAACAAGAGCTTCAATAACATCAGAAGTTTCATTTTATCTGCAATCATTGGGTGCATTTTTGGATCCAGAATTTACACAAATTACTTGTGACAGTTCAAACAATGACGATAATAGTTCAACTCTTGTTGTTGACACAATCGTTAAACCATTAATATCATCTGAAGAATTTAGAATTTCTGTAATTACAGAATCAAGCACATAATATGGCAGTATCAACAAATTCAATTCAAGCTTTTAAAGAAAACTTTGGAGGTGGCTCCAGAGCTAATAGATTTGAAATCGTGAATACACCGTCTGAAATGTGGCCGTCGGGGATTTCAGTAAATAGTAACGAATTTTATAAATTTTATTCGTCTTCGTTGCCAAGAACAGAAGTTGGAACAGTTTACGTTGGTTATAGAGGTAGAACTTTATCTTTGGCTGGAGACAGAAGCTACACTGTTTGGAATATAAGCATTTATGATGACAACAATACTGCAGATAACCTTTGGCAAGCATTTCATAAGTGGAAAGAAAAATTAGACGGTCACCTTACTCACAAAGTTGATACAACGGGTGTTGGTAACAATTATGCCTCTTACAAACATTTACAAAAAAATTGGACAATAAATCAATTAGACATAAATGGAGATGAGCCTATAAGAAAAATTAAATTAATAAATTGTTGGCCAAGTCAAATTGGTGGCATTAACTTAGATATGAGTTCTCCGAATCAAGGAAATTTTAGCGTTACTATGACTTTTGATTGGTTTGAAATATTGTAATGGAGAAATACTATGCCATCAATTTCTGATTTCAAAGGAGCTTTTAACGGGGGAACCAGAGAAAATAGATATATTATTTCTGGAAAATTTCCAGGAAATATAGGAGACAATATAAGCCATTTTCACGTAACCGCTACTCAAATTCCAACAGTTTCTACATTAGTAATGGAATACAATTATTTTGGAAGAAAAGCATATTATCCAGGAGAAAAACAATACGGTTCTTGGTCTATAAGAATTCTAGACGATGTTAATGACGGCCCTGGAAGCAACAAAGATATGTGGAAAAAATTTAGCGATTGGCAAAATTTAATAAATTCACATACAACAAATATATCTTCACCACAAAATTCTTATAAAGTTGATACCTGGAAAGTTCAACAATTAGATTTAAATGGTGAAACAGCAATTAAAGAATTTGGTTTGTATGGTTGTTGGCCAAAAACAATAGAACCGATTGTTTTTAACATGGCGAACCCAAATACTTTAAATCAATTTGCCGTTGTTTTGATATATGATCAGATCACTTTAAAATCTGGACCGACCCAAATAACCCAAGAATAACCCCAATAAACCAAACCTAATTATATTAGAGGTAATAATGGAAATTGAAGCTTTTGGTTTTGAATTTGGTAAAAAACAACAAACAAAGGCAGAGAAACAAGAACAGGCTCTGCAAAAATTTACTGCTCCTGAAGTTTTTGACGGTACTGTAACTGTCGAAGCTGGTGGCTATTTTAGTTCAGCCATTGATTACACCGGAACTCTTAAAGACGAATCTAGTTCTGTTATTCAATACAGAAACATGTCTGTTTATCCGGAAGTTGATAATGCAATAGAAGAAATCGTAAATGCTTCTATAGTAAAAGGAACGGATGGAAGACCTGTAAAACTTGATTTAAAAGATCTTCCAATACCAGAATCCATCAAAATAAAAATTTACAAAGAATTTGAAAAAATAGTTCAGCTTTTAGATTTTAATCATAAAGCATATGAAATTTTTAGAAGATGGTATATTGATTCTAAAATTTTCTATAATATAGTAATAGACAAAGACAGCCCGCAGGAAGGTATAAAAGATATCGTTCCTATAGATCCGCTTAAAATTAAAAAAATAAGAAAAGTTAAAAAAGAACAAGAAAGAACAAAGACCGGTGCTGTTTCTGTAATTAAAGAGATAGAAGAATATTATCTTTATACTGATTCTGACAAAGAATCATTCATGATGACTGGTCCGGGTGGCCTTCATCTGTCTTTGGACAGCATAGTATATGTTCCTTCTGGTATTGTTGATCTGAATTCAAAAAGAGTTCTTGGTTATCTACACAAGGCCGTAAGACCTTTAAACATGTTAAGGCAACTAGAAGACGCTCTTCTAGTTTATCGTGTAGCCCGTGCACCAGAACGTAGAGTATTCTATATTGACGTTGGTCAGCTGCCAAAACAAAAAGCAGAGCAGTATATGAGAGATATGATGAGTAGATTCAGAAATCGAATCATCTATAATCAAAATACTGGTGAAATTCGTGATGAAAGAAATCATCTTTCAGTTCTCGAAGATTATTGGTTGCCAAGAAGAGAAGGTTCACAAGGAACTCAAATTACAACTCTTCCCGGTGGTAATGCGATGTCTCAAATTGAAGACGTTGATTACTTTAAAAAGAAACTTTACAATTCATTGAATGTACCTCTGAGTCGTCTTGTTGCGGAACAGACAGGATTTAACATGGGGCGCTCGGTTGAAATCACAAGAGAAGAAGTAAAGTTTTATAAATTTGTAGAACGTCTTCGCCACAACTTTTCAAAGTTATTTTTGGATTTTCTTCGTGTTCAATTGCTTCTTCGTGGTGTTATTACCGAAGAAGATTGGTCAGTCTTAAAGCAACAGATTAAGTTTGTTTATAATACTGACAATTATTTCTGGGATCTAAAAGAAGCAGAAATATTGGCAGAAAGAATTAAAATGCTTTCAATTTTAGAACCATATTCAGGAAAATATTTTTCTACAGATTATATTCGTGCAAAAATACTAAAACAAACAGAAGAAGATATAAAACTTATTGACGAGCAGATAAAGATAGATAAAGAAAAGGCCCAAAAAGAACAGATGGCTTTAATGGCTCAACAACAAGCTATGGCAATGCAAGGAATGGCTCCCCCCGGCCAAGAACAGGCTCCACAATGAAACATCCATCAACATTAATACTTGAATCTGGAGTAAACGATTTAATTAAAGAAAATGATTCTGCGTTCAAAAAAAGTTTAATCAACTCGTTGTCGTTAAAATTAAATGAAGCAATTAAAGAAGTTGAGAATGAATTCAAATCAAAAATGTTGATGTCTTCGGATCTATATTCTCTTTCAGATGAAATAAAAGAATTTGTGGAGTTTGTCGAAAATTATGATCCTAAATTAAAAAATAAATTAAAATTAAAAAATGGAACTTTAATAAATATAAGTGAAACTGATTTTGATAATTTAAAGGAAATGTTTGACACTTTAAATAATAAAAATAGAGAAATTTTTGTCAAAGAAATAACTGAAAGTCCGGCAAAGTTAAAAAGCAATTTAGATTTTTACAAGAAAGCACAAAGGGTATTGAAATGAACAATAATGTAAAAAAAATGGTAAAAAATGTTATTGAAGAAAACGCAGTTGATTTTAAAAAAACAACTTCAAAAGCTTTATATGAAAAAATTGGACAAAGATTAAAGCAAGAATATATCGCTGTATCTCAAAATTTATTAAAAAAAGGTAAATAAAGATTTATCTTCATTGACAGGAGTCTCAAATATTGGGACTCCTGTTTTTATTTGCAAATAAAAGCACTGCAAAGATCACCACAAAATTAACTAAATAATATTATGAAACTCATCACAGAACTTACAGAAGATATTAAATACGTAAAAGAAAACATTGGCAATGGAGATCGTAATTATTTCATTGAAGGCGTTTTCATGCAATCCGAAGTAAAAAATAGAAATGGTAGAGTTTATCCAAAAAATACTCTTGCAAAAGAAACTTCAAGATATATCAACGAATACGTAAATAAAGGACGTGCTTTGGGTGAACTCAACCACCCAACAGGACCAACTGTAAATCTTGATCGGGTTTCACACATTGTAAAGGAATTGTATGAAGACGGTAAAAACATTTATGGTAAAGCTAAAGTCCTTGATACTCCAATGGGCAAAATCGTTAAAAACCTTATTGACGAAGGTGCTCAATTGGGTGTATCTACCCGTGGCATGGGTTCTCTCAAAAGCAAAAATGGTTATCAAGAAGTTCAAGAAGACTTCATGCTAGCAGCAATCGATATTGTTGCAGATCCTTCGGCACCAAATGCTTTCGTAAATGGAATCATGGAAGGAAGAGAATGGGTTTTCAGTAATGGAATTTGGTCAGAAAGACAGCTTGCAAATTCTCGTAAAATTATTAAAAACTCATCTTCAAGAAATCTTGAAAAAAATATTGTAAATATATTTAAAGAATATTTTGGAAATATTTAAACATGGCTGGATTCGATCCATATACTAAAAAAATTTTATTGGAGGCTATTGCTGGTTCTACCGGAAGTATTGGTAGGACTGGTAAAAAAAGCAAGACCACCGGTGGCTTGGGTGGTGGTGCTCCCAGAATAAAAGAAACAAAAGTAAAACCAGGTTCCAGCGAATCTACAATAATGTTTGGTGACACAAAAATGCCATCGGGCGCTGGAATTTATAAACAAGCAGCTTGGGCAAATTACGCAAGAATGTTAAACAAAGCCATGGAAGGAACAACTGCCGGGGGTATAGTCGGTGGAGTTTCTGGATTATTGCAATCACTTCCTGGATTGGGTGGTGGCAGGGGGCAGGCAATATCCAATATAACTGGTATGGCTACTAAAGCTTTGGGAATGGGTGGTGGTCTACCCGGCGCTGCTACGGATTTTGCAGTAAAACAAGCAA